GGTGTCCCCTGGGACACCATCCTATACTTCAAACTTAACCCTCGAAAGAGAAAAGTTTGCTGTATTGGGTACTTTGTACCATCCTCGTTTGGCCAGGGCCAGGATTCGATCAACCGATCGAGTTTTGTAAAATCAACCCCGAGACGTAACATGTTTAACAAACGTTCAAAGAGTGAACGGAATGAGACGATTAATAAGATCATCACACTCGCCACTTTGCTCCTTCACAAAGACTACACATCCAGTGTAATCTATGATCGGAGCTTATTGGCAGATTTGAGTGACGATGTTCTTACGTCTCTTCTGGACTTTCTGAACGGGCTTGGGATGAATCTGGATAGTGACAGCGCCTTGAAAGAGGCATATCACTTTAAAGATTCATTCCTGGGCTTTATTGAAGAACACATTACACTTTCGGACGTTGAGCCTTTTGACCCAACGCGCAGGGGGTTTAATCCCGAATGAGCCGAGTTCGATCCGATCCACAGTTTTTCGACTTTTCTCAAGTGTATGGTGTAAACTACAGTGCTAATAGGACTGCTAACCCCACAGGGGCTAGTTATCCCGATAGTACCTTTACTTACACTAACACCAGAAATAAGACGATGACTGATGAACTCACGCCTAACTATTATCATAATAGGAGGCTTGGGCTGTTCCAACCGGTTCAGCCTATGAGTCAACAGCAGTTTAGTCGAGTCGATATGCCTTTATATGCTACCGAAGCCTTTTCAAGGCAAGGTGCGTTTGAGGCTTCAACTCGTTTCACTGGCAATTTGGGCGTAATAGCTGCCCGTAATCGCTGGGTGGACGGATCTGTAGCAACGTTTAACTCACGTTTTGCGTCGCCGCAGATTGTGCCTTCTGCTCGCTCTTTATCCGTGTTGACGACTGAAGCAATCGCTCGCGCGAGAACTTCACAACTCGACTTAGGAACATTTGCAGCAGAGTTCAACAAAACAGTTAGCATGATTACGCGCTTCCGAGAGAACACTTTTGGAAGAGCTAATCAGATCGTTCGCGATCTTGAAAGAACTAGAGATCTGAAAGTGAGAGAGTCAAAAGCTCTCAAACACGCAGTCTCCACGTTTGATCAAGCATGGCTCGAAGGCCGTTATGGCTGGAGAACCCTCGCTTACGATTTGCAAGATATCAACGACTCGCTTCTAAAATTGAAGGAGACTAGTCTCACTTCTCTTAATAGAGCGTACGCGATGGACAAGCAGTCCTCGTTGTATACCTGGTCCAACAACAGTTGTCGGATTAGGCAGGCCGCTGGTAACTTCATCTTCAATGATTGGACATTCGTTAACGGTTCGATAACCGGTACGTGTGAACTTCAGAGAAGAGCTGGCTGTATTGTTGAAATGGTCATGGAAGGCGTGGCCTTCATTGACCCATTGGTGACATCTTGGGAGGTTATTCCTTTCAGTTTCATAGCTGATTGGTTCCTCAACATTGGGAAAAACATTGGTGCTTTTTCCCCGTTCGCTGCCGGGAATCTTAAGGGTGTATGGACCTCTGAGCGTACTCTAACCGAGTACACTTGTGAGGGCTACATTCCATCTGTAAATCCCAATAATCCATCTTACACTCATAGAGTGGAAGGTGCGAGTCATGGGACGTTTAAGACTTCTTATAAGTCTTACACCAGAGCTAAGATTACCAACCCTGCATTCAAGCTCGCTTACGACGTTCATTTTGACTGGCAAAAGCTAGTCGACTTAGCGGCTATTTTCTCCGCTAAGTACCTGAAGTTGTTGCGAGACATTCGTAACCTAAACCGAGTATAGGATACTATCATGTCAAGTTCTTACAGAAAGTCTGATTATGTTGTTGAGGTAATTATGTTGCGCTGGCAGCTACATGCCTTACGTAAGACTCCGAAAGCTTTGCTTCCTGATTCTCACAATGAGGTATATTTGCTCCGGCGAATGACAATTCCTCAACTTAAACAGATATCAGATCGACTGTTAGAAGCTATCCGCTTTGAGAAAAGCGTTAGCTCTACTTGATTTGATGTCTCCGTACGTACTCACAAAAAGGAAAGCCAAATGGCCGACTTTGCCGTTCCCGGAACTTGGACCTGGAATGGGTCCGCGAACCAGAACCAATCCAGCTACAGGGTCACCGGTCATACGACCGCTGAGAACTACCTTGTGATTTTCGATCGCAAGATACCTGTAAACAACGGTGATGGGACTTTCAGTAAGCCTTCTTGTCGCGTTAGGATTATCCGAACCTTTCTGGTCTCGGGTCTCCCTCTCGCAACTAAGGCTGTCTGCGACATCAATATCTCATGGCCGATGGAAGCTCCAGTAGCCTCCGTGAAAGCCATGGTAACGTTGATCGGCAATATCTTTAGTGACGTCAACTTGGCGTCGGACTTTGTCGATGATCTACGGATTCCTCTGGCTTAACTGCTAGAAAATCCGTGGACAAAGACGAGTCTCCCATCACTAGGAGTAACGAGGAATGCCTAAGCACTCCCGCGCTCATTATACAACGAGCGTTTCGTTATCTGGATTGCTTTCTCAGGTTGTTGCCGACCTTAGCGCCTATCTTCCCCTTAGTTGCGAGATGGAGGTCCAAAAAGCCCTCCTCCTCGCGCCGAAAGAGGTCGAAAAAGCGTTAAGTACTCTGCAACATTTTCTTGGTGAAGCAGAAACAAACGCAAACACCAAGTTCACCGAACTCGCTGCTCTACGCCAGTGTGTAGCTGTATTCGAAAAGAATGCAGATGCACCCGGCACTAGCTCCGAGCTTAGGAAGCAAAACGCTATGTTAAAATTCTTCAAATCCGAAAGGAAATGTAGAAGAACTAACAAACGTCTTGCCTACTTTGCCGGTCATCGATCGCGTATGTCACCTGACATATGTGAAATCATTGACCGTTCCCGCAGTATCATCTCTGATATTATGGGTAATCTTGGATACCTCAACTTTTTAAAGATTGTTGAGGGCAGTGGCTTCGGACCTGGGGCAACCTTCTCAAGTACAGACCCGGTTCATAAGCACCTTTACCATAAGGTGTCTGGACCGCATTCCTGTACACGAGAGGCCCTTCCTTATCTTAAGGTCTGGCTCAATCATTGGCCTCACTGGAAATCCAGTTTGATCTCTGAAAGCGCTAGATACATGATATCGGAAGGGAATCGAATCACTACTGTTCCTAAGAGCAGTGAAGTGGATCGTACAATTGCCATCGAACCATCTCTCAACGTCTTCATGCAGAAAGGTGTTGACTCGTACCTCAAAAAGCGTCTTCGCCGTCACGGCGTTGACCTTTCTGATCAAAGTGCGAATCACTTACCAGCAAAACTCGGGTCTATGCGGCCGCTTTATGCAGCTACATTAGATCTTAGCTCTGCCTCTGACTGTGTGTCGATTGAGGTTGTTCGTATGCTCCTTCCTGTCGATTGGTTTACTCTTTTGGACGATCTTCGTTCAAAGTCGTACACCCTCGACAAGGGGGCATCTTGGAACAGATATGAAAAATTTAGCTCTATGGGGAATGCTTTTACTTTTCCCCTCGAGACTATCATATTCTATTCTGTAGCCAAGGCTTGTACGATGATCTGTGGCGAAGAAATGCGTTGTCTCAAGGTGTACGGTGATGATATCATCGTTCCACCTCAAGCATATTGCTTGCTCATTGAGGCTTTACGCTTTCTCGGTTTCTCTCCCAACATAGACAAATCATTTGCCTTTGGTGGGTTTCGGGAGACTTGCGGTTCTGACTTCTACTCAGGAGTAGATCTGCGGCCAGTTTACATGAAAGTCGTCCCTAAGAGCGATCAAGAGGTTTATAATCTCTTTAATCGCTTAGTGTGGAACCGTGTTGGGTTTAAATTTCACCGCACTTGTGCGTATCTTTATGAGTCAGTTAGGCGACCCTTTATTGGGCCTCCTATTCTTCCTCCTAAAGAGAAATTTGAACGCTGGTATTCAGGAAAGTCTCTGGTTTATGACCATTACTTTCATGCTGACCCAGACCTCGGAATTCGTTTCCGAAGGTACAACAAGGACTGGCAGTGCCATACTTATGTTTTTAGCTCTCTGAGATTAATCCCTCAGAAACTTGAAACCTCTAAGTGGCGCAATCAGTTCTGGTATTTAGCATTTCTGCTAGGTATACCCGGCGATCGTGTAGATAGTAATAGTCGTTTTCGGTATAAGTTGGTTAAGGAAGAGACTTCCTTTTGGCCTTCTATGCCTTGGCGACCACACTTCTTCGATTCTTTGCTGGTTAACGGGCCTATGACCTTATAAAGGCTAGGAACCGATTTGGACTCATAACTCCCG